TTGTGGCAGGCTCCCATTCCGTCAACCCACCACATCGAATCATCAGGGGCATCGACAAACTCTTGGTTTGTCATCTCACCATCATCGTCATACTCGCAAAAAACCCACTTAGTAGTAATCATTCTGCATCTCCTCAAGTTCTGCATCCCACAACTCAAATGCTTCTGCATCAGCCTTGGCTACAAGCTTGTCGCAGCCTTTCCACTGCGCGTAAGGAACCTCAGTGCCATTCTCATCAATCATGACTTTAACAATCTTGCCGTCATAAAAGGTAAACAGGGTAGGCTCTCCGCTTTCATCCTCAACATACACTTCACCAGTGTACTCGTGATCTTCTGGGTACTCTGGCGGGAGCATGTTGTCGTAACGCGCTTGTGCTGATTGCAAGGTCATGTTGTTATCCTCTGTAGTTCTGTTTAATTGCTATTTCGATTGACTCAACCAGCTCTTGAGCGCCATTTAACGCAGCCTCGTAAGCCTTTGAGCCTTTTTTACCAGCTTGCTTCGCAACGATCTCAATCACGATGTCTTTGGCTCGGCCTTGTGGTAACAAGCCGTTGCGGTAGCCCTGCGCGATGCTGAAGCAGAAGTCGCCACCAGCGGCATCCAGAACACTGACTACCGGGGCAACGATGGCATTGGTACGCGCCAACTGCTCCTTACGCGCCTCATAAGCCTTTTTATAAGCAACTTGATCGTCAGTCAGGCCACCGTTGGCATCACGCTGCGCTTGCAGCTCTGCATCGTATGCAGCCTGACGAGCCTGCTGTTCTGCCTGACGTTTGGCTTCACGTACTGCTTTGGCTTTCTGCTTGAGCGCCAGCTTTACTTTGCTGACCACTTCAGTGTGTGTGGTTTTCAGCACACAGTCAGTACCCACACAGAACTTTGCGCCAGTAGCGTCAACGATAATGCAGTGATTGTTAATGCAAGTACCACAGTGATCACAAGAGAAGTGGCAGAACTCGGGCTTGCTACGCATCTGAGCGTTGTACGCCTCTGGATTAGCTTCCTGCAAAGACTTGGAAGGAGCAGACCATACAGCAACAAACCTGAATGGAGCCGTGCCAAACTGGAAGTGCTTGTGGACTGTTGTTGTTTGCATTGCCGTACCCTCAAAATGTGTGTACGAGTATAGTGCGCCTTTCAGCGCACCTTTGCAATACCCCGTTGCAATATTTTTAACTCATCAATCTTGCGAGAAAGAGCCTCCCTCACAGATTGCACAGTCTGCGGGATGATGCGCTTTTCACCCGATTTCATGTAGACAACCAGCCGTTCACTCTTGCCGATTTGCCGCGCCATCTCGGCATTGTCGTAACTGAGCGCACGCTGGATCTGATTAAATTGTTCACTGTTCATACCTACCTCAGAACGGGAGTGTCGCGTCTTCAAAATCATCATAAGCAGGCGCTGGCTGCGGTGCTGGCCTTCGACCATGATTGCTGTGCATTACAGCCTGCCTAACCTCTTGAGGAACTTCACGCTTGCTGACAGAAAAGGACAGCAGAGGAGCTTTTGGGTTTGCATCTGGCTTACGTTTCCATGCCGAGACGTTGTAGATAACGCCGTCAACATTCAGGTCGCCTGTAAAGTCAGGATGCTTTTCGGTTTGCTTTTTTTCGTTCTTCCAGATTGCACCGCGATTGGTGTTGTCGTAATTGCTCATATTATTCTCCGTCTGTCTTTGTTAAGGTTTCTAGTTTTATGGTGATTTCGTTAAGAATCATAATGTTTTGTATCAATGTCAATTTGTCTGTTTCTAGCGTGTTTTTGTTTAAAAGTCTTTGCGTGATTTCTGCACTACTTTTACAAGCGTCAACAAAACGCTTTCTTTCGTTGCCCGGCAACAAATCTAAATCTTTTCGTAGGTTCTCAAAATCCAATGCGCTTAACTCAGCAATTTGGTCATCTGTTAACAAATCTTGGTGGGATGTCATACTAATCTCCTATATTCAACGGTTGGTAAAACAATCTTCTTTCTCTTTGGTGGTTCGGTATCTGATTTCCAATAACTGTAGAACTCTGACAAAGCCACAATGCACTCCTGCCAGTAATCGTCATCAAAAGGCACTTCGTGAATCTCCAGCCCCTCTGGTGTCCAGCAGACAAAGTGGGCCAGCTCGCGTCTTGTAATAAAAAGCTGACCCTGCACCTGCGGCATGTAGTGGTCAGGTACTTTTCCGTAAAGCTCCATACTTGCAGGACACTTGGCCTCGACAACAATGTCACTGCCTACGTAACCATCAGGAGTGCATCCCAGCCAGTCGTGAGTAGGGCTTATAACAAAACCTTGCTTACCACCAGCACTTTGCACGATATCGCCTGTATGAACCTCATAGGCGGTTATAGCGTGATGCTCGTTTGCTGATCCCCACTCGGTTGCAGCATTGCCTGTGAAGCGTTCCTCGCGCCCTGTGAGCTGCCGCCAGAGTTTTTGGCGAGAGTCATAGCCAACACCAATGGCTGAAGCAAAAACGCTTGCTGTCAGCCTTCCTTCACGATCAGGCGAAAGGCTCATGCTAAACGCCCCTTCACTTCAGCCAGCACTTCTGAATGCGCTTCACGCTGCTCTGGTGACAAGGCTTTCCAAACTGCACGCAACTCATCAATGTTGGTGCAAGCGTGAATTGATTGGCTGATGATTGGGTCAACAGTCAGCGTCTTGGATGGCTTACTGCGCTGGGCAGTATGCTCATCCGTGTCAGCGTCTTTGGTATCGTCGATTGCCAGCAATCCATTGAGCGCATATTTGCGTGCATATGAGCTTGCTGTCCCGGTAATTTGCGAATCGTCCATACCTTTTTTGTCCAGAGACTCACGGGCAAAGGCTGTTGACTGGCCTATGATCTCAGTACCTTTGTAGATCGTGGCAGTGGCTTTGACGTAAACACGATCCAAAACCGCCACCATTTCGTCGGACAAGATAAGGTGGCAACGATGGTCGGCCAACAAAGGCTTAACGGCCTCGACTATGTCTTCACAACTCCGGTACTTGTACTTGCCGAAGGAATTGAAGTTTCCTTTCGGTGCTTTTAACTCTGCTTGAATTGCTGCTAATGTCATTTTGTTATCCTCGTGGTGCAGTGTGTGTTCGCACATTAAAGCACCATAAGTGCGCTCATGCAAGCACAATAATAGTTTACTTTGCAAAAATAGTGTGCTTAAAATGGCGCATCAACAACGGAGGATGTGGCAATGGCAAACATGACAGCGGTAAACAGAGCGATTAGAAAGCAGTTCCCTGATCTGGATATTGAGGCGGTCAGGGGATCGGGTTACGTTTACTTTGACGGTGATGACGGGTTTAACAGTGTTGAGTCAATCTACGCTCATCCTTCAGCAACACCAACAGACGACATGATCCGCATGTGCATTGACGGGATTGAATTTGAGAGAAAAAAACAAGGTTGCAGGGGGTAGGATAATGAGCGATAATCACGAGATGAACACAAGGAAAATATCAGTTACGATACCAGCAAACCTGATCGAACAGATCAAGTTAATGGCTGAGAGCGAGAAACGCAGCTTTTCAAATATGCTAAGTTGTCTTGCAGAGGAAGCTTTAAAAAATAAAGCCGCCTGACCTTTCGACGGGACTCAGACGGCTTCAACACACACAACAGGTTGGAATTATACCATGCCTAGAATTAGAACTGTAAAGCCGGAATTTTGGCTTAATGAAGAGCTTGCAGAATTACCTCCAGAGACAAGGCTTTTAGCCATCGGCTTATTAAACCAATCTGATGACGGAGGCTATTTTAAAGCCAGTCCCGCAATACTAAAGGGCGCTGTTTTCCCATTCAATGATCCCTCAGTGAGCATTCATACAATGCTCATGCAGCTATCACAAGTTAAGTACATTTCTCTGCACACTGGCTTAGATGGCAAAAGTTATGGCTATGTCATTAACTTTTTAAAGCATCAGGTGATCAACAGGCCAACTAAAAGCAAAATCAAGGACTTAGTTGATATCACTGAGAACTCAGTGAGTATTCATACACAATTCACGGATGACTCACTACAGGAAAGGAAAGGAAAGGAACAGGGAAAGGAACAGGGAAGGGGAAAGGAAAACAACAGTCGCTCGCATTTGCTCGCTTGGTTTGAAATTTTGTGGAACGCCTTTGATCCTTCTTTTGGAGAAAAGGGCAGTAAGAAAAATGCACTAGCACAGTTCAACAGGATTAATCCTGATCAACAGTTATTTGATTTGATACTTGCATCCGCTGAAAGGCAGTTATCAGTAAAGCGTATGCAGGACGCAAACGGATCATTCTTTGCGCCTTTTCAACACGTAGAACGATGGCTTAAAAACAGGAGATGGGAAGATGAAATCAGCAGCAGAATTGTTAAACAACGTGACACCAGAGATAAAGCAGCAATCGCAGCAGACGAAGCATTCGGATCAGACTTTGACGACTCAGTTTTTGAAGGCAGCTTTACAGGAGCTTACGAGGATGGGATTGTTGAACAATCCGACACCAGAGGTCTACCAAACGTGGGCGCGAGGCTTGTCAGATCTAAGTGATCGTCAAATTAAAGTTGGATTATCGAAGGCTCTAAGCCATACAGGTTATTTTACTCTGCCAATATTTCGCGAGATTTGCAAACCAAAGCCAGAAGATTTCGGCTTGCCAGAAGTCAAGAAGGCATACATGGAGGCTTGCATGGCTCCAAGCCCAAAGGCAAAGCACAAGTGGAGTCATCCTGCTGTCTACCATGCTGGCAAGGCTACGGGCTGGTTTGAACTGGCAACTTTTCCAGAAGATCAAATCTATAGTCGGTTCAAAGCGTTTTACGCTGAAATGTGCGACAGGGTTATGAACGGTGAAAAGCTAGACAGCCCGATGATGGAAGCACTGCCTGAGAAGGTAACAGTTATTTTAACGCCTGAAGAAAATCAGGATCGGATGGCGCAATTACGCGGAAGCCTAGGCATTTAAACTGGACAACAATCATGTCGTGGAAAGTGATAAAAAAAGAATTGCCAGATAATCAGCGGATGGTTTTTGTTTGTGCTGCTGCGATTGACCCTGATGACCGTCCTGACTATTTTGCTGCTGTAGTTTACCAAGATGGTAAGTTCGGTAATTCGCAGATGGAATACACTCACTGGATGTACCCGCCACTGATAGGCACAAAAGCAAGAAAAGCAATGACAATAATTTAACAGACAGGAGCTGGTCACACTGAGGGCATGACAATGAGAGAGTTAAAATTTAGGGCGTGGGATGGCAAGTACATGGTTAGGGTATACGGTCTTTTTCCAGAGAGAGGATCGGTAACAACAAGTCGGAAAATTAATACTAAAGATGGGCATTACTCAATTACTAAAAAGTATCTCATATCAAACATTTCCTTGATGCAGTTTATCGAAGCGCGAGACAAGAACGGAACCGAGATTTACGAGGGTGATATCGTAAAGATTTTTGATCACCTTGGCCGAGAGGAGATTAAAAAAGTGTCCTACGATGCCCCTTGTTTTAAATTAGTTGGATATAGCAACCAAGTGCGAACATGGCATTGGGGCGCGGAGGTCATCGGCAACATTTACGAAAATCCGGAGATGATGAAATGACAACAGAATCACAATCACAAGCCATTTTACGCTACATGCAAAAAGGTAACGAGATCACTCCACTGGAGGCACTGATGCGCTTCCAGTGCATGCGACTGGCCAGCAGGATCAGAGACATAAAGGACATGGGTATCGACATTGCTGACCGATGGGTGACCCGTGACGATGGCAAGCGGTTCAAGGCGTATAGGGTCAAGTCATAATGGAATTACAGCTCATAAAAATGCCCGGCGGTATGTTCCGGCCAGCAAACCAGCATGACGCTGACGCTGTTAGGAACATAGCCAATGGCAGCGTACTGAACGGAAAGTTCGTCCAGCCACGTAACCCAAAGTTTCACCGGAAGTTCTTTGCCATGCTCGGGTTCTTTTTCGAGCTGTGGGAGATCCCAGATGATCTGGAGTACAAAGGGTTAAAGCCTGAAAAAAACTATGACCAGTTCCGCAAGGATATTCTGATCTTGGCTGGGTTCAGAGACATGGTTGCCAACATCAAAGGTGAGGTCAGGTTTGTTGCCCAATCAATCAGCTTTGCATCGATGGGTGATGATGAGTTTACTGAGGTCTACCGGCTGGTCTTCAATACCTGCTGGCGACATGTCATGAACACCACCATCGTAAAGCTGACACCAGAGCAGGCTGAGAACACTATCAACCAGATGCTGGAGTTTGATTGATGCGTAAGTGCCGCACTTGCAAAGTACCTATTCCCACTTTTGCCAAGTCGGATACGGTCTATCAAAAGCGCGGCTGCTGCGGTGAGCAATGTGCGCTGGCGTTTGGCAGGCTGGCCATCCAGAAGAGCCACAGGCGAAAGGAGCGCGAAAATGTCAAGGCCGCTAGGGTAGCCAAGGGTGAGCAGAGAAAACAGCGTACAGAGCAGCAGATCAAGCTTAAAACGCGAACAGAATGGATGAAGGAGGCTCAAGTAGCCTTCAACAAGTTTATTCGACTTCGGGATGACCTGCTGCCCTGCATCTGTTGCAATAGCTGGGGAAAGGATGAGGACTGGTTGGTCGGTGGGAAGTGGGATGCTGGTCACTTTCTAAGCAGGGGCGGGTTCCCAGAATTAAGGTTTGAGGAACTGAATTGCCACAAACAACTGAAGTCCTGCAATGCGGGATCATCAAAGTACGCCAGAAAGGGCAGGTCAGTATCTGAAGGCTACCGGCTAAACCTGATTAACAAGATCGGTCTTGATAAGGTCGAATGGCTGGAAAGCCATCATGAGGAAAAAAAATATACGATAGATGACCTAAAACAAATCATCACCGAATACAAAGCAAAACTGGCAGAATTAAAACTGCGCCAACCATAAGCCAACGCAGGGGCGGGGGTTAACATTCAACAAGGGTCATGCCGTAATTGTTGATCTTAGGCAGGCTGGACGTATCGATTATCTTAACTGGCCTGTTGTCTTTAAACACAGAGTAGTCAACGTAATGATGCCATCTGTTAAATTTAAACGAAAGTTTTGCAACATCTGGATGCAGGTCAACAAGCATCTGGCTTTTTGGCAAGGTTCCTTCATTGTCGTAAAAGTCAGCACTATTGCCGCCGCGCATTCTTTGAGTAGTAATTTTGCCGCACAGAAAAGCGTTAAACTGCAAAGTGCATAAGCCATCTTTAAGAACCCGCAGGCTCAAGTCAGTGTCCTCGTTATACCTGCCGCGCCATCGGTATCCAGAATTATTGTCAATGAGCAGGCATGAGTAGATTCTGGTATTTAATACGTAGGGCGGTACGGCATCGCCTTTTTTGCAAAAAGAATAGTAATTTAAGCCAGCAACAGGAATGTTTGAGTACCTGCAAACAAAATCCTCAGAGGCTAACAAAGTTGATCCGGTGCGAACCTCAAATTTTTCGTTTTTGTTCAGGTAGTGGAAGGCATCAATATTGTCATCCATGACCCAGTGTCTGCTAAAACCGTTGGCCTTGCTGTGGTCAATGCAAAAGTTCCGAGCGGGGCCTGGCCCTGTACTTTTCGTTAAACCCAGATTATCGCAAAGGTCATAATCAGACTTGTATCGCGACGGCAGCACAATCAATTCACCATAGCACCTGCCTTTCCGGTAAAGTTCAACCTCATCACCCTCCACAACAATATAGTGAGGAACGCCCATTTCATGCAGCGCCCTCGTTGTAAGGCCGTTATCAAAACGACCTTTGGAAACTATATAGACTGGAAATTTAGGATTCATCAACGTACACCTTGCGCTCAAGACCCCAGTGAGATTTAAAAGGATGCCAAATGCTTTTTGTTTTTAAAGTCATCTTCTGACCGATCTTCTGCTGAAAATCAAGGTAGTCTTGTTCAGAATCAAACCGAACAACTATCTCTTTAAATGGTTTGCGTTCCTGCTGGTCAAACTCTGGCATCCCTACCCACTCTGGGTATTTGTCAAACAAATCGTTCATTTGAATAACCTCACAAGAGAACCAGCATAAACATCCCAGCGCACAGGATGCACGTAGCGATACAGCAGAGCAGGTCTATCTTTTGGGCGCGGGTCATTTACGCACCCCCAGCACTGGCAGTACAGCTTCAAGAGCAGATGCCATTTTCATATCAGCATTCGGTGCGCCTGAGTTCATCACATCAGGCTCCAGAGACAAGTAAACTTCCATCAGATACTCCCATGCCCTTTGGTACTCAGCATTGGGCAGATCGTGTGCCACAGCAGCCTGTAGAGCGGTTGTGATGTACATTGTGCGGCTCATCTCCAGCTTGTGAGCTGCCTTGGTCAGTTGGCGCAGAAGGCCGTCTGGCATACGCAAACTGGTTGCGGTGGTTGCTTTGTCGTTCATGATTGCACCTCGTCATACTCACAGCCAGAAATAATTGCGTCACACTCACAGCCAGCAACTGAGCAGGCAAGGCAGATGCGCTCGTTTTCGTTTTCTTCGTAGTCGTACATTTTCTTATCCTCTGTGTTAGTGGCCGTCCTTAGCCGTGGTTTAGTTATACTGCGTCGAATATCGCGCAGTTGCTGTAGTTGCCCAGAATGCGCGTCTTATACTGTTTGCCGTCGATCAGGACAATCTCTCCGTTTAGCAGTACAGGTTCGCGGCTTAGGCGAGATGTTTCAGCTCTGTCTGCATCAGTGTAAGAAGATTTAAGGCAAGCACCGTGCTGCATAGCCCAGTAAATACCATCCCCTTCTTTTTCGTAATCTTGGTGCAAGCTGGCTGTCATTGGCAAACCGCGCTTGCTAAAAACCCCAAAAGTGTTCTCTTGATCAAAACTGCCGGTAGACAGCTTTAGTGTTCTTGGCTCATTTGCAAGCTCTACGTTAAACATGTTAATAACCCCTGTCTGCATATGCCGCAGCTTCATTAACTCCCTCTACGTATATTTCGTATTGATCTTCAATATCCTGCAAACAAAACTCTTTTGTGCCTTTAGAAAGCACTTCAAGCTTTTTGTAAACTACGGCGTATTCACCATCTAAAGCTACAACTGCAAAATCTGATTTAAAAACTTTGTACATTTTTTTCACCTCTGGCCGCTGGATGCCGCCGATGTGAGTAACTATAATCGAGTGCGTAGTACAAAGCAATAAAGTAGCGCAGTGCAATACAGCAATCGTTTGTATCGATAGAGAGAAGATCAATAGATTTTATTTACGGACAAAAAAATCAAAAAATGTCCGTAGAATGATATTCTCATGTGGCGGCACTCCGAAGCCGCTGTTGTGGTGTGGTTCCTTTTTGCCCTGCTTGTCAGGGCATTTTTATTGCACAAAAACACGCACACATGCATTAAAACGAAATTTGCGCTATCATTGCCACAGCAGGCTGATCATCAAGCCTAGCAGGTTACAGCACTGGGCAAGCCCAATAGGAGTGAGCATGAACAAGCAACTCACTGATAAACAAGAAATATTCTGTAGAGAGTATCTTATTGATCTAAACGCATCCGCTGCGGCACTAAGGGCAGGCTACGAAAAGAAGTGGGCAGCAAAAAACGCCTCCCGCCTGACGGAAAATGACGGAGTTGCCAAGCGTATTCAAGAACTTAAAGACAAAAGAGCTGCAACACTCAAGATAGATGCCGAGTGGGTTCTTAAAGAATGCGTTGAGTCGTACAAGTACAACAAAGAAAAGGTGTTCAACAACTTTGGCATGGAAGGTATGCGTAACCCTTCTGTTGCAGCCAAGTTCCTTGAGATGGCAGGTAAGCACGTAGGCGTTAAAGCGTTTGACCAAAACCATGAAGCCAAAGTACCTGAGCCACTCAAAGACCTGACACTGGATCAACTGATTGAACTGAAGAAGACACTGGAAAGCTACGGTGTCGTATCAATTCAATGACCAGCATAGTCCCACAGGATCTGTACAACCAGACGATGATCCTGATCGACAGACAGGTATGCAGCAACAGCCTGCACGAGTTCGTCAAGGCAGCATGGCACGTGATAGAGCCGGGCGTTCCCTACGTTGATGGCCCACACATACAAGCCATCTGCGAACACCTCCAAGCTATCACTGACGGAGAGATACGCTTCCTCCTGATCAACATTCCTCCGCGTCACGCCAAGTCAACAATAGTAAGCGTGCTATGGCCATGCTGGGAATGGATCAACCAGCCAACACAAAAGTACCTGACAGCATCTTACTCAGGCATTTTGTCTACAAGAGACAATCTTAAGGCGAGACGACTGATCACCAGCCCGTGGTATCAGGCACGCTGGGGAAGCATAGTTGAGCTATCAGGCGACCAGAACCAGAAGACCAGATTCGAGAACACCGTCACTGGGTACAGGATAGCCTCATCAGTAGGTGGTACAGCAACAGGGGAAGGTGGATCACGATTGATCCTAGACGATCCGCACTCTGCACAAGAGGCTCAATCAGATGCCATCAGAGAGTCTGCAATAGAATGGTTTGACATGGTTTGGTCAACCCGCATGAACAACCCCAAGCTTGATGCAATGGTCACCATCATGCAAAGACTTCACGAACAAGATGTCTCAGGCAGGATTGAAGAGCTGGGTGGATGGGAACACTTGTGTCTGCCTGCTGAGTGGGATGGAGTTAAGCGCAAGACATCTCTTGGCTATTACGACAAGAGAAAGACCGAGGGCGAGCTGCTGTGGCCAGCAAGATTCGGCAAGAATGAAATAGACAAGCTCAAAGCAGTGCTGGGTGAGTACGGTGTCGCTGGCCAACTACAACAAAAGCCAGCGCCTCAAGGTGGCGGTATACTCAAGCCAGACAAGTTCCGTCTGTGGCCTAACACAAAGTCTCTGCCGCCCTTTGAGTACGTCCTACAATCCTACGACACAGCCTTCACTGCAAGCACCCAGAACGATCCTACAGCCTGCTCAGTGTGGGGTCTGTTCTTCTGGGAGGGTTGCTACAACGTCATGGTCATCGACTCGTGGCATGACTATCTCGAGTACCCAGATCTCCGCGCACGGGTGATCAAGGAGTGGACGGCAAAGTACGCAGGAGATAAGACTGATCCGACCAACAAGGCAAGAAGCCCAGACCTATGTTTGATTGAGAAGAAGGGATCAGGGCAGTCGCTGCTGCAAGATCTGGCTCAGGCTAAGATCATCGTAGCGGAGTATAACCCCGGCAATGCGGACAAGATCTCAAGAGCGCACATGATTACTCCACTGCTCGACGCTGGGCTGGTGTGGATACCTGAAGGCAAGAGGGGTGACACATGGCCAACATGGGCTGACCCGATGATGAAAGAGTTATCACGATTTCCGAAGACCGAACACGACGACTATGCGGACAGCGTAACCCAAGCACTGCGCTACATCAGAGACCTTGGATACCTTTCCCTTGCACGCACAAACAGGTATGATGACGAAGCAAGATTGCAGCAAACACAGGTGATCAATCCATACGCTCAGTGAGGTCATTATGTCAAAAGAGAAGAAGCCAGTCTGGGACAAGTCGCGTCCTAAAGACCTCGGTAAGCCTACGGCACTCAAGCCAGCCCAGAAGAGATCAGCTAAAGACATGGCTGAAAAGGCGGGTCGCCCTTACCCAAACCTCGTTGACAATATGCGTGCGGCGAAGAAAAAGAAATGAGCGACAAGTCTAAAATGAAGTGCAACACTCCCAAGCGAACCCCATCGCACCCGACAAAGTCTCATGTTGTTAAGGCATGCAAAGACGGAGAGGAGAAGTTGATTCGTTTTGGACAACAAGGTGTTAAGGGCGCAGGCAAAGCCCCTAAGACCGAGTCAGAGAAAGCAAGAAAGGCATCCTACTACGCACGCCATGATGCCCAAGACCCGTCCCCAGACAAGATGTCGGCTCGGTTTTGGTCGCATAAAGTTAAGTGGATTCTGCTGGTGTCTATGTTAAGCGGCATGGAAGCAATTAGCCGCGCATCCTCTATGGTGACCTCATGAATCACGCACAGTACGACCAGAAGAAGATCGATGCACTCGCCTCTGAGCTGATGGAGCCGCAGCGATTGGCTGACGGTGGGCCACCGGATGTGCCGCCAACATCTAAATTCAGAAAAGCAGCAGCGGCTGTACAAGCAGCCAGATCTATCGGAGACGAACCATTAGAGGGTGCGCCTACTAGAGCGAACGTACCCAATATTGGCGAGGTCATGCTGGGCAAGAACCGTGAAGCAGAAGAGGCTGCGCGTCGAGCATCAGCAATGTCTGGTGTTCCTTACAGACCGACAACACGGTTTGCTCCACTTGATGTAGACAGAGCAACAAGAATCGCACGCGAATACGATCTGATGAAGCACGACCCAGATGATCCTCTGGTCAAAATGGCTTACGACCAGATGATCAAAGAGACCAATGATCAGTACGAGGCAATGTTGCAGGCTGGCATAGAGCCATACTTCATAGAGCCGGGTAATAACCCATACCGCAACAGCCCATACGAGGCTTTGTTAGATGTCGCAGAGAACCGCAGGATCGGCGTGTTCCCAAGTGTTGAGGGCTTTGGTACAGATCCTAATTTTAATCCGCAAGGCAATCCATTGCTTCAGGAAACTGGCAGGCTGATTAGCGGTAGACCAGCACTGGCGAACGATCTCTTCAGGGCGGTGCATGATTACTTTGGACATGCGAAGCCGGGCGTTGGGTTCCGTGCTGCTGGTGAGGAGAATGCCTACCAGTCACACGCTGGCATGTTTAGCCCACTGGCACGCAGGGCGCTGGCAAGCGAGACCAGAGGGCAGAACTCATATTTGAACTACGGGCCATACGGTGAAACAAACAGGACAGCTAAAATCGAAGACACACGATTCGCTGATCAAAAAGCAGGTTTAATGCCACGATGGGCATCAGAAGCGGGGTTGGTGATAAATGATGATCGACGACGAGAGTTTTTCGATAATTTGGCAAGAAATCAGACAGGGCTTGAAGGAGCAATATCTGATGACGGAAAGTTGCGCCTCGTCCACTACTCCACTAGACCGCTCGAGCGCATCGACCCAGAGTTCTACGGGCGAGGTCTGTCACGGGCATCACTCGCAGAGCGCAACCGATCATACGACCCAGAGTTCGTCAAAAGGTCGTACTATGGTATCCCTGCATCCGAGAAACCCTACGTACCCGAGTTTGGACTAGGCGGTATTCGCAATGAGGTTCTGATTGAGCCAGAGCTGATCTATCAGGCGCAGGCAAACCCAGAGGGACTATGGATACGTAATGACCCAACAGGGTCTGAGCGCAGGATAGCAGAGGCTGGGTACACTGGTTACTACTCAACAGATCCAAAGCTTGGCAAAGTCGCTGTTATATTTGACCCCTACGATGTAAGCAAGTCTTACATGATCCCTGTCGGCGCTGTTGGTGCTGGCGCTATGGCTATGTCTGGGGAAGATGAGCTTGAAACAATGGCTGGCGGCGGTGCAATACGTAAGGCAGCAGAAGCAGTACGACAGGCTGCGGACAGCGACCTCGACATGTCCACTGAAGGTGTAGCACCGGCTGACATCAAAAAATCATTTATAGTGAATCCGAAATCGTTAATATTTCGTGAGACAGAGCAGTCTCAAGCTAACAAAGACAGTCTCACAGGTGATTCAGACGACTTTGATCCAATCGTGGTTATTGGAAATGATTTGAAAAATCTATCTATATTAGATGGTCATCACCGCGCAAGCGTTGCGCGTGATCGTGGAGATAGTTTGCAAGCTGTTCGCGTTACAGAATCAGAGTATGATCTGTTAAAGAAAAAGGGATTTGATGATACGGAAATTGCGTATGCCGCATTACAGCGAGCAAATAAAGGTTACGCTGCTGGGAATTTAGACTCGCAATTTAAAGGCTCAGGAATAGCAGATAATGGAGATAGAGCGTGGGATGAGCTTCTGTCTGAAGACGATCCAGAAGGCATGTCTAAGGGCGGTCTTGTTGACAAGCTACGCTCTGCTGCCTCATCAGTTAAAGAAGCTGGTAACGTCTACAAGGCTGCTGTAGGCAACATGTTCTCTCCTTGGGAGCCAAGAGAAGAACGGCTACCCGGCTTGTATCCCAGTGATTGGGAGTACCCTGAATTGCGGCTACGAAGACCCGGCATTGTGAACCTTGCTTTGGGTATGCCCAACATGGCTGCAGACATGAGATACCTATTTGGTGCTGTAAAGGACGCTGCAATTGGCGACGAAGTACCTGACGAAGAGTGGCGCAAGTTCGACATAGCGTCTGAGGCACAAGGCCGTTACGAAGAAGACATGGACTCGTTTCTACGCAGTTACACTGGCAAAAGCATGGACGAGCTGAGTGGCCCGATGTCTGCTGTACTTGGTCTCAGCGAGGCTGCGGCACAACCCGGCATTATCTCAGCCAAGGTTGTAGCAGGACTGCCCAGACTTGCGCGGTATCTGTCTCACCTCGCTGAGTTCGCCACACCCGTTACCGTTGCCTCACCGGGAGCCATGACGACTGGCGCTGTTTTCAACGCTGGCATCAGGGCATTGCCTGCGCTGACGGATGGTGACGATCTTGAACAGATGAACGCTAGATACTCAGGTCGAGAGCTGTCGGGTGAAGAACAAGACAGACTGGACGACTACCTACAGGAATTGCTTGGCAAGAAAGATGGCGGCTTGATCGACAGGATCAACCAGAGCTTCTACGAGAACATCTCAAAGCCAGCGGTTGGTACAGCAATTGACATGACGCTAGGTCTTGGTGATCTGGCTCAGATGGCTGCGCGGTACTTGGGTAACAAGGCAGGGTTCGATGCTGGCGAGTTCACATCCGTTGCCCAGCCAGTCAAAGAGGCCATCGGTGTTGACGACTACAACCCATACACCATTGGTGGCGTGGGCGCATCGATACTTCCATTCGCTGCTGCTGGCCGCACTGCACAAGCCATCAACGCTGCCCCTGCTGGCGTTAGACAGATACAGGCTGCACTGCCTAACCTTGGGCGCGAAAGTGCTGCCTACGTGGGCGCAGAGGCTGCTGGCGCTGGTGCAAGAGAGTTCATGCCTGACTCACCAATGGCAGAGCTGTTTGCCAATGTTGCTGGTGGCATGGGTGGAAGTGCGCTGGGGTCACAGCCCACATCGATGGGCATCATCAAGGAGAAGGGTGGCAACTGGATTAGCGGAGAGATTGAGGATGAGTTAGGTCTGTTGCACAACACAAATCAGGGCATGCGAGCAGATACCCCTGCGAGACAGCTTGCTGAAATCGAGGCAAGATTTCCGCCAGAGAGTTTAGCTACACTTCCACAGCACACCAGAGAGTTTGTGCAGCAAAACATTGACCAGCTTCGCTCACGCGCACAGATTGACAACTGGATTGATAGTAAGCTGAACAAGTATATCCGTAACGACATGGCTACCCAATCAGATCCCATCCGCTTGCATGCTGAATCGTTTCAGGCAGAAAAAGCAGAGAATCTGGCAAGAAAAGACGAGCAGATTGCCAGAGCTATGGATAACTTGGAGCGAACAAGGCTAGAGCGCGGCGTTACTGCCAATGATCTGACACGGTCACAGGCGCAGATCAGAGAGTTACAGCGTGAACGCGCTTTGATTGCAGCGCAAACTGGGTTGCACATAAACCCTGACGAGGTTGGAATAAATAGATATTTAGCAGAGGATTTCCGAAAAGATCATGGATATCCACAACTTGGAGCCACAAGAACAGCTCGAGCATGGGAAGATGCAAGTGATGTAGCTGTTTTCCCAAGTACAGCAGGAACACACCTTACCTTTTCAGCAGACAGCGTGCTTGATGACAACCCTTGGCTTGCAAAAATACCACCAGAATCAAAAACATACGAAATGCGCCAGACGGGTTATGCACATAACTTCCGTGGTCTAGGCTTTGATCACATGATGGACGAATTACGCAACGCTACTGCGCCTAACTCTGATCTGCCAGAGAATCTGCGTATTGATCCAAATGATTTAAGCGGAATGTCCGTACCTGAAATTGTCAAAAAAATTGATAAGATAAACGCATGGAGATACGTTAACCGTGCAGAGGTAGACGCGGTAAGGGCTAACAACGCAGCTACTATACCTTTCAAAGAATATGATGCCGTACCCTATCGCAGCGAACCTAATACTGAGGGCTTGAAGTGGGTGCAATTGGCACGCACTGAAGACACGCCTGAAGCCGATGCTGCATTGAATGATGCTCTTGAATACGAGGGCAGCATAATGAACCATTCCGTTGGCGGCTACAGAACACCAGACAGAGGTGGTTCGCAAGATTATGGATTGGGCGGCTGGGATGCAATAACAAGCGACAGGGCGCGAATCTATTCACTTAGAGATGCTAGTGGTAAACCGCACGCAACAATTGAGGTGTTGTCTAATCCCGTGAGATACAACGACATTGTCAGAGAGGTTGGTATAAAAACTGCGAGCGAGATGTCAAATCGCGGCATGACAGTAGAGCAAATGGCTCAGGCAATCCCTAACTTTAAAATGCCTGCACGTATTACCCAGATAAAGGGATTGAATAACAAAATACCAGAAGAGCAATATTTGCCGTTCGTGCAAGACTTTGTACTGGGTCAAGATTGGTCTGACATTGGAGACTTCCATCACACTGGTCTTAAAAAGCTATATTCTGATAGCGATTTAGCGAAAGCCATGCGCGATGCTGGTCAAACACCACCTGAATATGTGACAAATGAAGAGCTAACACAGTTGCATAGACAATACCCCGTAGGTTATGCACAAGGCGGCTTAGTCTATGACGCTGACGCAATCAACGCACTGGCAGCACAACTGATGGAGCCACAGGGGTATGCTGGAGGCGGTGCGATACGCAAAGCGGCAGAGGCTGTTCGTGCTGAAAGTCAAGTTGCAGACGACCCTGTCGCGTTAACGCCTAAGACTCAGACAGAAACGCCGGAGTTTAAGAACTGGTTTGGCAACAGTGCTATCACAAGATCATTGGAGCCAAACGGAAAACCTCGACGGCTGTACCACATTACTCCAAAGAACTTTGAAGCGTTTGACGTAAATCGGCCTGATGCGGCGGGGGCAATGAGCGCAGAAAGTGGCCCAGTAATATTTATGACTGACGATCCTGAAAAGCAACCGGCAGCGCATAATGTTGGGGGGTTTGAGGGTAAGTTTAAGGAAGGTACTAACGTCATGCCCTTGTATGCAAGTATCCAAAATCCGTTGTTTATTGATAAAAAATCAAAAGCTGCCGAACGGTCACGGTTTAATCTTGGGAGTGAATGGCCTTACTTATTTACCCAAGAAGATGTTTCTAAACTGCAAGATGCCGGATATGACGGAGTTTTTTTAACAGGGGAATACGGCCCGAATGAAATTGTTGCCTTTCGTCCAGAGCAGGTTAAATCTGCTATCAGTAACGAAGGCACTTTTGACCCGACTAACCCAGTAATTACCAAAGCCAAAGGCGGCTTAGTCTATGACGCTAACAGGATCAACGCACTGGCAAACGAGCTGATGGAGCCGGTCAGACTGTCTGAAGGTGGGCCACCACCACGATCTAGAATTGCAAGAGCAGCCGCAGCTATACGTGGGGCTGCAACTCCTCCTCGTGAAATACCTGACGAACAGCGCGTATCTGATGAAGAGATGATGAGAATCGCTCGGGACTTGGGCGTTGATGTTGACGAGACAGATATACTCACTGATATGCCAATGCCGTCTATAACACAGTACACGGCAGCAGATCGTGCAGCGGCTGGCAGAAGGGCTGCTTCATTAATCAGCACCCAGCATCCCATAAAGGCATCAGAGGCTCTTGGTAGGCTGATGGAGCAAGGCTTCAGAAGAACGGCTACCACACAGGCTGATCGCACGATTGTCGGCGATGGAAACATTGGTGGCCCTAACTTCCCTGTGCTGGGAATGGTTGATCCAGAATACGCTGGCCGATCATGGGGCGTTATGACTAAAGGCCCAGCAACTACCCTCATCAGGCAGTCATCTCCCGAAACAGCTTGGACAACCATGCTAGGCTCGGCAGACCAGCTAAGAAGCAACCAACTTGTATTTGATGACCTGCGAGATGCGTTCGTGTCGTCTATGAGACAGGGAAACCTAACACCAGATCTGGAGAGTAGGTTTAATCATAATCTACGCTTGATATTGGGCGAGGACGCAAATGTCCGCGATCCAGATATCTGGAGCCGTGCAAACACCTTTGCAAAACGCGGAGAAGTTGCAAAGCTTATGATGGGGATAGGCATATCGCCCAAAAAAGGCGGCGTTCCATTAGGTGGGGAAAGAAGCGGTAAAGGTGTAATATTTAACCCTAGCGAAATATTAAAAAGACAAACAGAGCCAAGCCTGCTGCACCCTACTCAGGGAGGCACAGTCCCAACCTATGCGCTTGGCCCTAGAATGTTCACAATAGAAGACTCAGCGGATTACAGACCTGATCTACACCCCGGCTTTCCAATGCTGTT